TCACTCAAGCGGCCCCGATAACTTTTGGCGCATCTGACTTTCTAACTTTCAACGCTACCGTTCCAATTCTCGGCTGGGGAGCTAACGGAACTCTCGGGCAGGACGCAGACACGAGAGTAGTCTTCGCCAAATACTCAATGGGTACTACCTATATGATGCCCACAACTTTCGCGGCACCATTTCAATACAACACTAAGATTTTCGACACTCACAACGGAGCCACATACGGTGCTGGGGTAACGTTCACTTATTACGTGCCTGTCGCTGGTTACTATGAAGTAACAGCCTTCGAGTCATCGTCTGCGGCCATGGCTATCGCTGGTAACAACGACATCACGCGCATAATTCTACTGGCCAATGGGACTACCTTTGCTGGTAGTGATTTGTGGCATTCCAAGGTGAACTCGGCAGGGGAGACGATCAGACGAGAGGCCACTGGTATAGTTAAGCATTATTTCAACACTGGAGACGCGCTTGTATTAACGGCTAACTCAGATGGTGCAAGCTACGTGAACTCGGTTATTCCTCTAAACTATTGCACTATCGCTAGAATCTCAGGTCCCGCTCAAGTTCAGGCCCCTGAAATCATCACAGCTCGGTATTCTACGAATGCTGGTCAAAGTATCTCGAACAATACGGTCACAATTATCGACTACGAAGATTTGTCTTACGATGACCACGGTTGTGTCACGACTGGCGCTTCGTGGAAGTTCACTTGTCCACGGGCTGGCAAGGTAAAAGTAAACGCCGCTGCAACACTGGCTTCTAACGCTGGGTGGGGAGTGGGTGAGACTGCCTATCTCGCAGTGTTTAAGAACGCAGCCGAGTATGGACGAGGTCCTTACGACGCGCCAGCAACGGCGACACTAGTCGTGGATTTGAGTGTGAACGACACGGTCATTGTGAACGCAGGGGATACGATTGATATTCGCATTTTCCAGTTGAGCGGTGGCACGATTGCGCTTGATACCACATCGGTTAAAAACTACGTTGCTATTAACTACGTGGGTGGAATTACTCAGTAAGGAATTGTGATGAAAAAAGTAGCAAAGAAAAAAAGAGCGTCAAAAAAATTACCCGTTGTTTCCGAGTCTGACTTAAAGCTCGAGCAAGCCATCGAGTGTTTGAAGCAGTACACGAAAAAGGAACTTATTGGGGACCTTGCCAACCCAGCCATTGAACTACTGACTAAGTGGGGAAAATTGTGAGAATCGAAAGGGAATACTACGCACAAGCGGTAGATCCAAAAACCAAAGTGGTTAAGTATCAAGCAGCTAACAAAAGCAAGGCAGAGCTTGAGTCTTGGTTCAGAACCCATGCTCAATCGGGTAAGTTTGCCGGGCTAGAGCCTCACCTTAGGGAGAGATATCTCTTTAATGGGCGACCCTTTCATGTGCAGCAAAAGCACTGGTTGATAATCATTCTCATTATTGTTCTGATTTTGAATATCGCTATCATGTGGGGTCGGTTATAAAACGCTGGGTTGTGGACAACGGTCATGAATTAGAAATCCTTACGACCAGTGGGTGGAAGCCCGGTCATGCTCTGTGCGAAGCTAAGGATGATTGGACCATTTATAACATCTCTCTCGATCATCAGACTGGTATTGTGTTTTTTGACCCTGAGAAGATCCACAGACTTGAGCAACAACGGATTGCAGACGAGAGACGAAAGAAGATACACGACGTTAAAGTCGAGTTTATTCGACAGGTGTCTTGGTATCATTCTGCGTTAGTAACTCCTCGTTTTTCTATATTAAGTCTTGTCATAGTAGGATTATTGGGGTTTCTTTTGGGTCTTTCACTTTCAAAGTAGGCCCTGCATGGTGTGGGGTCTTTTTTTATGAAATGGTCAGTGGTCTACAAAAGCGCGATTAATCCGGACGGGTCTTTGTTCTTCCCGGAAAGATTGAGCGCCGAGTTTCTTCAAGCACAAAAGCAAAACCTAGGGTCTTACAGTTTTGCCAACCAATACATGAACGAGATTATCCCCGAAGAGCTTCAGACCTTCAAAAAGCACTGGCTAAAGTACTATACAGTTCTCCCCTCAGTGCCACTTTTCCATTTCGCGTTCATTGACCCTGCTATTGGACAGAAAAAGACATCAGACTACACGGGCATTGTTGTCATAGCGGTTGACCCGGATACGAATTGGTATGTCAGGGTGGCGAGAAGGGAGCGCATGACTCCATCTCAAATCGTCAACACGTGTTTTGATATTCAAAAAGAGTACTCTTGCCTTGGGATAGGTGTGGAGAGCGTGGCCTATCAAGAAGCTCTGATATACATGCTCAATGAAGAAACCATGCGAAGACAAATCATGCTTCCAATAAAAGCCTTTGTCCCCCCGACGGACCGCACCAAAGAAGCTCGAATTAGGGGTCTAGTGCCTCGTTATGAGTGGGGACGGGTTTACCATTGCCAGGGGTTATATGATCTCGAAACTGAACTCTTGCAATTTCCGCGTGGCTCACATGATGATATTGTCAACGGACTAGCAGACCTGGACGGTCTGATCACCTATCCGGAAAGGGAGCGAGAAAATGTCGAAAAGCCAAACAGCGCATCAGACCCACGATACGAGCGATGGTTCATCAACCAAAGACTCAAGCAAGCAAGTAAGAATCAAGGCTAAAAAGCCTCAGATTCACGAGGTTGAAGCCGAAATTGTTGACGGCAAACTTCAGACGGAAGACGGGGAGTTTTACCCGGCTGACTACAATTCCTATAACGTAGCTTTACAGATGGCCAGAGACGCGAATCTCGAGGCGATGGAAGTGGACGAGGGCTTTTTTAGACTCATCACTCAAGGAAAACCTACACCTTATCTTTTGACTGGCAATCCACCAGTGAAGGTCTTTCCGAAGGGCGCAATGATTCATGGTCTTCGTCTCGAGAAATTAAGCCTAGCCAAATATCAGGAGCTTCTAGCTAAAAAAGCGAGAGAAGAAGCAGCCAAGAAGAAAGCAGAAGAAGACGAAATCACTTCTTTATGAGCGAAGACTTAAACAAGAAAATCATTCTTGGGATATGCCATCTCATCGGTTTTCCCCCAACGGCTTTAATATTTACGGCTGATGGGGTAGAGCCTAACTACAACATCATTCCTCAGGACGATAAGCGATGGAAAGAGCTACTAAAAAAGATAAGGGAGAGCGTCTGTGACTGAGCTAGACTGGGCTTTACTCGGGACACTCATTATTCAGACTATTTTCTGGTCTTACCAGCAGCACAGACTCATTGATAAAGTGATGAGCGGGAATTACTATTCATATGAACAAGCCCGTGGGATTAATGCTCAGTTACCTGCCAAGGTGTCTGAGATTGACCCCGGACAGTTTGAAGATCTTCGCGGTGTGAAAGGGATTCACCCGTTCATGTAAGGAGTAGATGGATCTACAGGGAGTCTTGGGGAGTCTAAAATCTACGTTCACGGGGGATGCGGCCAACGATCAATCCCCCGATGAAGTAAAGCTTATTTCCCACATCAGACAGAAAATTGAAGACACTAGAAACCAAGGCCAGCGAGTTGTGTGGGAGTCCAACACGATGTCTAACGTGGCTTATCTTGTGGGGTTTGACTCAGTTTATTGGGACTCAAGAACTCGTGAATTTAGAAACGTAGCTACTCTCGGTACTGGAATAAATAGAAACCGATTGCGATACAACAAGCTAATGCCACTAGCCCAGAACCGGGCTGCACGCTTATCCAAGGTCCCTCCCAAGTACGATGTAAGACCAGAATCATCACAGACAGAAGACAAAGACGCAGCAAGGTTATCACTCGATGTGATTAATATGGTGTGGGATAGAGAGAGAATCAATCAAAAGCGTATCCCTCTAATCATGTGGTCCCAACAAGCAGGCTTTGCTTTCGTAAAAGTGTCTTGGGATGACTGCGCTGGTCGAATGATCGGCCCTGGAGAATACGAGGGAGACGTTAAGGTTGACGTTGTTTCTCCACTCGAGATATTCGTAGACCCGCTTGCGACCACGATGGCCGAAGCACAATGGTTAATTCAGGCCAAGGTAAGGAAGCTAGACTATTTCCGTGAAAGATACCCAGAAAAAGGCATGTTGGTTAAAGAAGAAGACGCTTGGCTTCTCTCAACTCAGTATGAATTGCGGGTTAATGCTCTCAACTCAGGAGGTCCCGCTGCCACGTCTTCTGATCTGCAGATGCGACACTCTGCAATTGAGCTAAGTTACTACGAAAAACCATCCAAAAAACATCCCAATGGACGCCACGTTGTGACTGCGAACTCAATTTTGCTTGAAGATAAGGAGCTTGCCATCGGCGAAATACCGTTTGCTAAGTTCGATGACTTCATTGTGGGTGGAAAGTTCTATTCAGAAGCGATTATCAGTCATGCAAGACCACTTCAAGATTACTTAAATCAGTTGATAAACAAGAGAGCGCAGTATTTTAGACGTATGATGGCTGGTAAAATCATGGCCCCATACGGTCACGGCATTGTGCCCGAAGGTTTTGATAATGAGTCCGGGGAAATCGTCACGTTTAAGCCTAATTTGGCCGCTCCCAATGGGGGAATGCCTCAAGTTATCCCGGCTGTTCCAATGCCATCCTATTCTTACCAAGAACAAGCAAACACTGAGAAGGCCATGGATGACCTTTTCGGACTTAACGAGATTTCTCAAGGCCGAGTACCTGAGTCTGGTATGCCAGCGGCGGGGATGCAGATACTTTTGGAGCAAGACGCGACCAGAATCGGTATTGTCACTGAAAATCACGAGCACGCCTGGGCCGATGTCGGTCGAATGATCTTAAAACACATAAAAAACTTCTATATTACCCCTAGAATCATGAAAGTGGCCGGGAAGGGTCTGGAATACACGGTTAAACCGTTCACCGGGTCCGATATTGGCAACAACACAGACGTTTATGTCATTCGTGGGTCTACAATACCGAACTCTAAGGTGCTCCAAAGACAGGAAATCAAGGAAGCTTGGCAGACTGGTCTGCTTGGCGATCCAGCAGATCCGAAACTCCGTGAAAAAGTGCTTTCTATCATGGAATACGGGGATGTTTCAGAGATGTGGCAAGATTTCGCCATAGATATGGCCCAAATTAATCGGGGCTTGGACCAGATGCAGCAAGGCGTATTAATTCCAGTTAACGAGTCGGATAATCACCCACTTTGGTTCCAAGAAGTAAACCGATTCAGAAAATCAGACAAGTTTGAGCGTCTTCCTACTGAGATCAAGGCGATTATTGAAAACAATATGGAAGAACACCTTAACCTATTCACTAATATCATGAACCCTGGACTCAAAGAGCAGGCCGAAATGTCCGAACTAATGGCACAAAAGGCTGATCAAATGGGTCCGGAGCAAGCGGTAGATTTGGCGCATTCCATACCGGAAGCGGCCACACCACCACCGCCGGGGATTCAACACTTAACAGCGGAGTAATAAAATGGACCACATTAAAGAAGCCTTAAAGAGAAAACTTGGGAAAGTCGTGACGATTAAAATTGCTGTTAACCACGACGAAAACCCAAAGGACTCCGACCTTGCTCCTGATGTTAAAGACTCCAATGAAGTAGGGGTAAAAACAAGGGACAGACAAGAAGTTATCCCTCAGGGCAGACCAGAAGGAGCTTATGAGGGAGAGGGAGAGGGAGAGGGACCGGAAGGTTCACCAGAACATGAGGGAAGCGAGTCACCGGGGTACGAGATGTTAGAGCAAAAGAACCCTGGCGAACAATATGCAGATGCGTTGATTGCTCAAGCACCAGATCACCCAGCCGCTGGTAAAACGCTGGACAGTATCGCCAAAGAGAGAGCGATGAAACGCAGGGTTTCCCAGCCCATTGTTGATGAACAGGTTAAGGGGCTTCCCTTTAGGAAGCGCAAAAAATAGTTTGAAAGGTTATCCAAGTTACGAGTCTAATTAGACCAACGTAATAAGGAGATATTAATGGAAGATATCTTTGCAGAAGCTGACAAAGCAATCGACGCCAAGTTTGGCGACCAAGCTGAAGCGAGCAGTCCTAGCGACCAAGCTCCCGAGGCAGTCCCATCAAAGGCCGATCAGGCGACAGAGTCTCAAGAATCTCAAGGGTTATCAAAATCTGAGGCGCAAGCTCTTTTTGATCTTTCTAAGGCCGAGAAGTTCACCTTCAAGGGCAAAGAAATGACTTTAAAGGATCTAGAGTCACAGATGATGATGCAATCGGATTACACGAAGAAGATGCAGGAAATGTCTTCTTTCCGGAAAAACGCAGAATTTGCGATGCACTGGGAAGCGGATATGCCTAAACTTTTAGATGATCCGAGCCTCGCAAGTGAGTTCTATAGGGCTTACCCAAAAGCCTACCATCCTTTAATTGAAAGATTGGTAGAGAGATCGGGTCAGTCCTACGAGCAACCTAGCGAGTCGAGTACACCCACCCAACAAGAATTGATAGAGAAAATTGTTGAGAAGCGTTTGGGACCAATCCAATCAAAATTAGATGAGTATGAGACTGAAGCAGCGATCAAACAAATCGACGGCATTTTTTCAGAAATGAAGGGAAAATTCCCACACGCCGATGAGGAATTTGTATTAGCACGCTTGGAGGCTTTGCGGGGGCAAGGAACTCAAGTCAATGCTCAAAAAATTGAGGAAGTCTTTAAGCATTTCCACGAAAGAGATATCAAGACTAAAGAGGCGTACCACATGGAACAGTTAAATAAACAAAAACAGGCCAACGCTAAGGCGAAGGATGTTCCAAGTGGCGGCGGGATTCCAGGGTCAGCACCAAAAACGCACAAAATCAGAAGCGAAGCGGATTGGTCTAACCTTGAAAAATCAGCAATCGAGCACTTGAAAACATCCCAAAGACTTAGTCAGTAGCCCTTAAAAAGGACTTAACATGGCTAACTTATTTCAGAGTATTAGCTCTGGATCAGCGGAGTTAAAGAACTTTTACCAAGGTCCAATGATTGACAACCTCAATGAGACTTTGGAAGTTTTTAAACTTTGCGAAAAGGTGACAGATGGCTGGAATGGTCTTCAAGTCGTTCGTCCCCTCCGCGTGATCCGTAACCAAGGTATTGGAGCCACTACAGACGGTGGTAACTTACCTTCAATCGGTCGCCAAACCACTATCCAAGCGACTATCAGTTCCAAGTTTAACTACTTGCGTGCTGGTATCACTGGACCAATGATGGCGGCATCTTCTTCTGACATCGGGTCGTTTGTTCGTTCTGCAGCCTATGAAATGAAAATGGGCTTCATGGACTTGAAAAACGATATCAACCGTCAGTTGGGATGGAACGGTGATGGAACTATTGCGACAGCAAATGCTGCCGTAGCTGGTTCTAACACTATCGTTATTGCAGGTCGTACCTCGACTGAACAGGCTCTAAAGTTTGTAGACGTTGGACTCGTGTTCGACATCTACACTTCTGGTGGCACGCTTGTTCAATCTGGTATCACTGTAAACTCACTCACGAGCCCTGACCCTAACGCTTTAACAGCTACTTTAGTGTGCGACACACTCATTAACTGTTCTGCGACAGACGTTTTGGTTAGAAGTGGTTCGTACAATAACGAAATCCAAGGTCTTTTCTACGCTCTCGATGGCGGCACTAGCACTATTTATGGTGTGAACCGTTCTCAATATGTTGCTTACCAAGGCAACGTTGCCAGCGCATCGTCTGCGCAATTGACTTTGGATCTGATGCAACAACAATGGAATGCGGGTCTCAGACGCGGCAACGTAGGTAACTACTCTGCTTGTTTGATGGACTTCAATACCATTCGGTTCTATCAGAAACTTCTTGTTCCGGACAAACGCTACGTCAACACTACAAGTGCTGATGGAACGCTTGGTTCTAAAGATGGAACATTCAATATGGAGTTTTCTGGTATTCCCATCAGACCAGACAAAGACTTCCCACAGCGTTTGGCTTTCATTCCTCAGGGTGTTCTTAAGAACTACGTTCTTAAAGAATTGGCTTGGGCCGATGAGACTGGCGCTCCGTACATTGCACAAACAGGTACTGACCAGTTTGAGATGCGTTTGCGATATTTCACAAACCTCTTTAACGAGCAGCCAGCTTCTTGTGCCGTGTTGACTACATACGTGTCTCCATAAGGTGCCGAGAAATGGGTGAGGGAGCTGCGAGAAGGTTTACTAAAATTCTTCGTGAGTACGATGCGAAACTATATGCAATCAGCCGCTATGGACGCATTGATGTCATGAGGATGGGCGAGCGCCCCGTTGTCTACGATGTGGATGGCGTGGGCGTTATCGCTCCAATCAGAAACGATTGGTATATCTTTTCACTCACCCATGACTGGACGGTCACTGGCCGACCTGTGGAATGGGGGGCCTTGCCTCTCATTGAACACTTGAAGGCCGGGGACTTATGGCGTCGCGATGTTATCAGTGACTATTTTGAGGCTAAGAGTGAGTTGGACAGGTCCATGGATCGGAGTATGGACAACAAACTCGAAGCCTTTTGGAAAGATAACCGTAGGGCGTGGGCGAAGAATTTCGATCAGGTCAATAGGTCGAGCCTTAACCCTAAAGACCGACGGTTTGATGACGATAAGAAAAACAAAATGAAAGGACTTTAATATGGCTATTTGTAATAGAGATTTAGATGTAAGCCAGCAACAAAACCCAGTGCAACAATGCTTCGGCCTTGTTGCTACTGGACAGGTTCTCCCCGTTGCATTGGTGGATAGCCCCGGGACCCTTAAAGGGGTAAAGGTGGCTTTAACTGGTCTTTCTGGAGCGCCTACGGTTCTCTTGAAAGTACAACGCTTTATCGTTGGATCTGGAAACACTGTCATTAGTGGCGGTGCGACTACTCTGACGGGTCAAGCGGTGGGAACTTCGGGAGCGCAATCACTTGTTCTCGCAGCAGCAGGCTCAAGCTTTTTGAGTCTTCTTGCTGGGGATCAGATTACGCTTACCCTTGGTGGATCGAACACAGCGGCAGACAGCATGGCTGTCAGCACTGTCATTCAGTACACTCAGGACATCCGTTCCCATTACGGTGTCTAAGTTTTAACCCTTTAGAGGAGCCTCATGGGAGTTTTGTCGTTTTCCGCTCCAACGGTGTCACGATAACGTCCATCCTTGAGGCTCCTCGCTTTGGAGTTGTATGAGCACTTCTTTTCAGAGCGGTACTGGTGGAGTTGAGTTCTCCGACATAGGCATGACCTCGTCTCAAACGGGGGTCACGGCTTCCGTCACCATGTATCAAATATCGACTGGGGCTACGACTCCCACGGCCTTTGTTCCTTCCCCATTAAATTACATACTCGGTTCGGATATGACGGGCTCCCCCACACCGATTAAAGGGGCCTCTTATCAAACTTTCCCCAACGGGGTTGTAAGTCTCACTACCCAATCTTCCAGAATTGTGGCCATTCAAGCTAAATCAGTGGCCGCTGGCGGGTACATGACTTTGAACGGTCCCGATAGCTCCTCGAACGTCGGTTATTTGAGGCTTCTCAGGGGGCCGAGCACGTTCATTGATGGTTCTCTTTTCACCTTTAACGCCCTTGCTGCTGGGGGTACGTTTTTCACGTTCAGAATGCCACCGACTTGTTTTACTTTTTACGATCTTTCCCCACCGTCTGGTGCAGCGACTTATATACTCCAAGGACAGACTGACGGACCGTCTACTCAAATCGGCTGGAATACGGTCGCACTTTTTGTGAGGCAAATCTAATGGCTAAAACATACTGGCTTTCATTTGGAAATACTGACCCCAGAACTTACGCGGGGCTTGCTCCGACTTTTATTCAATTCTTCGATCAAACAGGGGCGACTCTCTCACCTCCCGCAATTTCGGCAGGAATGACAGGCTGGTATAAGTTCAATTATTCCGTCGGATACTCCACTTCAATTGCTTTCCTCGTAGACGGTGCGACCACGGGCCTTCCGAGCGATATTCGTTATATTCGCGGGGTTTTAGACCCAGTGGACACAATGGATCTAGTGATAGGGTACACGGCTTCGTCTTTTGGCACTACCGCTGTTCCACAAGATTTGTTCGGATACATGCGTAGAACAAGAGAGTGGCTCGAGGGAGTCCAAAATTTTGTCTCTAGCTCTGGCGTATGGAACGTCTATGACAAGGGGGCTTCTGTACTTCTCGGGGCTAAAACGCTAACCAGTTCGACTACTGGTGTTACCGCTATACCCTGATTGACAGTCACCGCTACCGCTTAGCACGCTCTATCTAATGATGCCTTTTAGATTGGAGCACAAAAATGGAAAGACCGACACTGACGTTGGCCATGATCGTCAAGAACGAAGCCGAAAACCTTCCTTTATTAGCGAAATCCGTCGAGGGATGTTGGGATGAATGGGTTATTGTCGATACTGGAAGCACTGATAATACTGTGGAGATTGCAAAAAATCTCGGCGCTACTGTTTATAACTTCGATTGGATTAATGACTTCTCTGCTGCAAGGAATTTTGCCTTCTCAAAGGTAAAAACAGATTTCGTCTTTTGGATGGACGGAGACGATCGACTCAATAATAAAGAAAGTCTCATTGATTTCAGGGACAACTCTTTAAAATATTTCGATTATGTCTTAGCAAAATACAACTACGCTCTTGATAAAAACGGAAAGCCAATTGTTTCTTTCGCTCGAGAAAGAATCATGCGCATGAGCACAAATCCTAGGTGGGAATATTTCGTGCACGAGGGAGTAAAGCCTCCACCCGGAGTAAGAATCCATTACTGTACAAATTGGGCGATAGATCATCACAGAACCGATGAAGACATGAAAAAGGACAAGGCGAGAAATCTCAATATTTTTGAAGTTAAACGCAAAGAAGGAAAGCTCGATGGTCGGTTAACTTTTTATTACGGCAAAGAACTATTCGAGAATAATCAACCGGGGGCAGCTATTCCAATTCTGCTAGAGTCGATAGGGATGCCCATTGAGGCTCACGACCGCATTTTAGCTCTACAGTACGCCTGCTACTCGATCCAGCAAGAAACTGAGAAATTGCTGCCCGAGCACCGACCCGAGAAACTTCAGCAAGCGATAAATTTAGCGACTCAAGCTCTGATGCTCGCTCCAAATAGGGCTGAATTTCATGCCATAATCGGAGACTGCAATCTAAAATTAGGTCGCCTAGCTGAAGCTTTACCAAGCTACGGGGCTTGTAAACATTGTTTGGGAGTAGCTCAACCGTCAGACGCATTTGCGGGGCCGATTCACTCATTCGCACCTCTCTATAAAGAATATCCTAGAATACAGATTGCGAAAATCTACTTTCATCTGGGAAGAACAGACGAAGCCATCAAAGAGATCAAAGAATGTATCGAATTGTGCCCAGAAAACGAAGAAGCGAGGAAAGTTCTCGCAGAGTTTGAAAGACTCTCCCCCCTTACAAAAATGGATGGGCCTAGAACCAAGTGCACAGATATTGTTTTCACGTGCCCACCCCAGACCGCTTATACGTTTGATGAAGAGCTGTACAAAACAAAGGGAATGGGAGGCAGTGAAACCGCTCTTATTGAAATGGCTAAATGGCTCAAAAAATTCACCAATAGACGAGTCATTGTCTTTAATATGCGAGAGCAAAGCCTAACCAGTGAGTCTGGAGTGGAGTATTTCTCCACCAGTGCGATTCCTGATTATTTCGCTCAGTTTGAGCCTGCAGTCCATATAGCGTGGAGACACAATATCAGACTTACCCGAGCGCCATCTTACTTGTGGTGTCATGACCTTATGATTCCAGGGGTAGAGAATGGGTTGAATCAGGACAAAGTGTTAGCCCTAAGTCCATTTCATCGAGATTTTCTAAGTAGTGCTCAGGGAGTTCCGAGAGGCCGTATATTATTAACTCGCAATGGAATTGCTCCCGAGAAGTGGGACCATGTGCAGAAGAAGCCAAAAAACCCCTATAAATTCGTTTATGCTTCGTCTCCGGATCGTGGACTGGATCGGTTAATGCACATCCTTGACATAGTACGTCAGAAGCACCCCGTTGAGCTTCATGTTTATTACGGTTTTGACAACTTGTATAAATACGGGCAAGCCGCACTAGCCGACAAGTTAAAATCCATGGCGAGTGAAAGACCATGGGTGAATCTTCACGGATTTACTGAGCAGAAACAAATGTATTCAGAATGCGCAGACGCGGCCATCTGGTGCCACCCTAATGATTTCATCGAGACGTATTGCATCACAGTTCTAGAAATGATGATGTCTGGCGTTTTCATGATTTCTCGGAAATGGGGAGGTCTTGCAGACACGGCTAAACCGTTCGAGGCAGCGGGGTTTGCTAAGCTTATGAATATCGACTCAGTCACACCAGAACAGCATGTGTTTTGGGCTGGGGAATGCGTAAAGGCTATCGAGTCCAAGGCGTGGGAAAATATCAAAATGGATAGCTCTCAATACGCGTGGTCTTCGGTAGCGGCAGAGTGGGCCGAAATGATGAATCTCTGGGACAGTGGCGATGCAAAGCTAGTAGTCCCTTTTAAAAAACCAGACGCTTATCTGGCCCCTGAGCAAGTGCTTTAAATTGGGCTTTAAAAAAGCGAGAAAAAAGTCGAAACTAAGTCGTGACTTACAGACTCGCTCCCATAGGGCTAATTACCGAGGGCTTAACCGTGAATGGCTCGCAATTCGACGGTGTGGCACTTCTGACCTTTGGTTTGGTGGCGAGTTGTTTTTCCCCATTCGTTCCACCGGGAGGAACAGCGGTAATAACAAGCTGGACAGTTAGCTACGGTGCTTCTTCCACGACTTGGACGCCAGTTAGTGGCACATTGTATGGACCTTGTTGAGAAAGGAATCTCATGACCAAGGCACAGATACGCGCAATGACGCTTCAGCTTTTGGATGATCCCCTTGGAGGTTACTTCGATAGTGCCTTCATGGACAACGCTCTCAACCGCGCTCAAGAAGAAGTCCAAAAAAATCTCTTGATGGCTTCTCAACTTTATTGGCAGAAAACAGTCGTTACCACCACTGTGGTAAACCAGCAAGACTACGTGTTACCAACGGACTACCTACTGGCAGACAGATTGGAGCTTGTGACCGGGGGAACGTCTCCAAATGAGATTCTTCAAGTCATAATGCCCACCACATTAAACCAGATTAATAACTTTGGTCAGCTTTCCGGTGTGCCCACTCAATATGTGATTCTAAAAGATCGTTTCATGCTTTACCCGATTCCTAATCCAGGGGCTCAAACGCTTCGTTTATATTATGAATACAAAATTGCGGATTTAACGAGCGACTCCCAAACTCCTGACATTCCCGAAATATACCAAAAGGTCATCGCGGCCTATGCGGCCAGAATGGGTAAAGTTAAAGATGATTCTTCAATGGAAAACGTGAACTTACTTATTGCTCCATTTGAAAACGAGATGCGAGAGCTTGCAGAGCAAAGACAGCATCAACGGCCACGCCATGTAATCGAAACAGACTCAGCTAACGGTTGGTGGTGGTGAGTTACAAAAAGCAGCCCGAACTTCGCTATAAACTCATGGGTGGGATTAACACCAAGGTGTCTCAGTATCTAAATTCTCCCATGGAGTTTTTGGATCTCAAAAATCTAGATTTTCAGACCCCTGGATCTTTGACAGAGAGATGGGGCTCGACTCAGCTTTACAATGGGGCTTCGTATTTTACCGGACAAGTTTACGGCCTTTTCAATTACAACAAAATCAATGGCGACAGCTCTATGATCGTGGCCGGGTCTACTGGGGCATGGTATTCGGGAGCATTTTCTGGTCTGACAGCTCTTTTGGGAGCAGTTTCTCACGGCTCAATGATTTATTTTTCTGAGTACGTTAATTTCGCCACATTTGGGGTCACTACTTCTCCTGCTACATCGGCCTTTCAAGGCAACGCCTCCTATGATTTCCAAGTTTTTAATAATGAGCTTTATGCCTGTAATGGTCGTGATTTTTGGAGATGGAACGGGTCTTCTTTTTACTTTTTTGGACTTCCGCTGATTGGCGCTGGAAACCTCGCCGGGGTTGGTATTACTGCAAATACATGGAACGTGGTGGCGGGAAGTTCTGGTGTCGCCACAGGGGCAACGGGTGAATGTTGGTTCGCACTGGCGTATGCGAATGAAAAAGGTGTTATTGGAAACGCTACTGTGGCCGGGTTTGGAAACCAGGGGTTTCAAAGACTTCAGGGCGCAACAAGTGTGACCATCAGTCTGACGGAACAATTAGTTAGAACCATGAACCCAGGCTTCGGTCTTTCCCAGATTCTTGCTTATATGACGCCTCCCCAGACAAGTAGTCTAAATTTTCTTAATGGTGGGGCTCCGCTTTATTATGTCGGGTCTTTTGGACTTAGTGCCGCGTCGGGAAATGGTTTAACGCTCGTTATTTCATCCACTCAAATAGCATCTTTAGGACCAACCACAGCCATTACGCAGACCATTCCTTATGGTCGTTGGTACTATTCAGATGCTTTTGGATTGATAACTAGTGGACAAAGTTATCAGGTCGTAAATGGGTTTACGTGGCCAATAAATAGCACAATATCCTTGTACGCCAATTCTTATTTAGCAAATACCGCATTTGGAAATATGGTCCCCTCAATGATGGAAAATATAGACGGGACAATGTTCTATGCTGGATGTTCGTTTTTACTTTCTAGCGTTCTTTGGGCTGATTTCGGAGTCCCCGAGAGAATATCAGCCAATTCAAACGTAGAGGTAAGAACAAATGACGGGGAAATTGTAACGGCGATTAAAAGTTACAACGGAAATCTTATTGTCTGTAAGCAATCTACTTTTCACGTTCTCAATGTGGCGGCAGATGACCCAGCAAACTGGCAATTGTCTCAGATTTCTTCCGAGTATGGATGTTTGGGAAGATTCGCAATTACTGAGTATGCCAACTATTTAGTTTTCTTAGACCGCAAGGGGATCATTCGTTATACAGGTGCCAATATCGAGATTCTATCAACGAAGGTCGATCCTATTTTTGCTAGGATGAACATTCCAGCATGTAAGGACAACGCTAAGGTCAATTACGACAAGCAAAGAAACCAGATTCTTTGCGATATTCCTGTAGACGGTTCCACGATGGCCAATCTTACGGCGGTCTATGACATTGTCTCCCAAGCTTGGACTACTTACGAAGGCTACAAGCCAGCGGCTACAGTAAGGTCACAAATTCCAACGAAGGACGCGATCGTATATGGTGGTTATTCGGGACTTGTTAGTTACTTTGGTCCTTCTTTTCTTACCGACAACGGCACTGGTTTTACTATGCTTGCCAAGTCTGGGTTTCTCACAGATATGGGAGAATCGGTTACGAAAGTGTTTCGTCGTTTGTTTTTGGACACTAGCCCTGTCGGGTCTTCTAGCTTTATTGACATCAATCTTTATCAAGATTTTGGAAGTTCTAAAGTAGTCAGCGCCACAATGATGCTTAATATGTTCCAATCTAGAATTGATTTTGGGGTTTCAGGGAAATCTCTCTCGGCTGAGTTTGTCTGTGGGTCAACAATTGGACTCGCTCTCCACGGGTTTGCTATTCAATACCGATTCCAAAGGAACGTCTAATGGGGAAAATCAACGCAAAACCGAATGTTTCAAATTGTACGGGATGGGAAGACCTTATGAGGTACACTTCCCAGTTTTTGCAGGACTGTGCCGCTCAGGTTAACGGTAATTTAACTTTTAAGGACAATTTATCCATTCGACTTGTGGGGGCGACGTTCCCCACGGCCTTTGGAACGGTTATCGTGCCCCATGGTCTAGGGCGCACACCACAAATGTGGTGGTCGGGCTCACAAGTAGGGTCAACCGCTGTAATATCCGAGACAAGACCTGCCGATAGTAACAATGTTTATCTTGCCGCGTCGGCTATTTGCGGTGCTAAAATACTGGTGATTTAGGGGGTACCTTGGGCTTTTGGGGAGATGTTGCACAGACCATTAGCGGCTATAATACTGATACCGGAGAGTATAAGGGCACACCAATCGCTCGTACGGTTGGGCAAGCTTTATATCCAAAGGATGCGGGTTCACCTCCAGAAACTCAAGAATCCGCCGTGAACCGGGGTAAAGAGTACGACGAACAACAACGGCTCGATAAGCTTAGAAAAGAACAATTAGCAATGGCGTCCGATTTTGCATCTCCAGATGGAGTCCAAAGGGATATTTATTCAAAATTCAGAAACGAAAGGCTTCGTGATCTCGTGACTGATCAGCAGAGATCAGCAAGAAGGCTCGCTAAGCGAGGCATGGGTTATGGCGGTGTAGCCGAAGGTGAAGAGGCTCGCTTGGGGTCTGAGGCCGATTATGATCTTCAGACTGGAAAGTATAAAATAAAATCAGCGGCAGAAGAAAAAGCCAAATCCATCAAAGCCGACGCTTTGGACGCGGCCTTTAAAGAACGTCAAAATAAACAGGTCATTTACGATAATATCTACACAGACGCGCTGAACGAATACAGAAACCGAAGAAACGCATTCAAATCATTCGGCCAGGGTGTTGGTGGAATAGTCGGAACTATCTATGGCGGCCCTGCTGGGGGATACGCAGGGGCACAAGCTGGTGGTGAGGTAATGGCGTGATTTTAGGTGATATGTTCATGGAAGACGATGTCCCAAAACATCAAATCGCGCAGCTCGACCCCACTGCTGAAGGCTTGATCGACGAACAATACCAACAAGCAATTCAGCCAGCCGATCAACAATATGGAATGATAGACAAGAGCCTATCCGACGCCGCCCCAATTCGTGGAAATATCGACAGTGCTATTAAGAAAAAATACGCAGGACTAGTGGGCGAGAAGCTAGAGGGCTTTCGGTCTGGTGAGAGAATTAACGCTCGGGATACGCGACTTAAAAATATTCAAAAAGCAAGAAGCGCAATAATCGCCAAGCAACAAGTCACAAATGATATTTACTCAAGAACTCTCGCTGATCAAAGAATGCTCGAGACTGCAAGGGCTCAAGCCTTGAGTTCAATTCTTGGTTTTGCAGGCCAGATGGCAGGTATTTCTATAGCCGACAGTCAGAAGAAAGAAAAAGCTCAGGTCAACATTGAAGACCCAATGATTATTCAAGGGGAAAGACCAAAATCGAACATAGATCGTGGCTCTATCTATGACTTCAATAAGCAAGGTATGGGTCAGTCAATGTCTTATTTGAACGATCTTGAACAGGAGACAAGTGTCTAATGGCTGATTTTGGATTGATCGGTGCAATCGGTGAGGGTCTTTCAAAGGGCGTTGATGCTTATCAAAAGCAAAAAAAGAGTAATTTTGAACAAGAAAAATATGAACAAGGGCTGATAGATAAGCGCCGAGAAGAAGGCCAAAAGCTTCAAGACCGACAAGCCGAGCGTGAATACAAAAAAGTCTACTACGACTATCTGATGAAGAAGGCTCAGGGTAAAGACGGAGCTGGTGGCAAAGTTAAGGGGATGATTGATCTTGCAAAAGCTGGTCTTAAGGGTGAATGGGATGAGCAGGGCAATCTTGTTGGTGTTTCTCGAGACGAGGGACTCCCTCTTCCTGGCCGTGGCGGGAAAGACTACAAGGGCGAGCTTGGTTTAATCGAGGAGAAAAACAAGGGCGCTGAGAAACTGGCACGCATCAGGTCCGAAGCCGAAAAATATGGCAAGGAAACTCCAGAACAAAGATACCAAAGAGAAATGGGCTTGGTGGGAGCAAAAACTCAATCGGCCCAGAGCATTGCTGATGCCAATATTCTTTCAAAGAATAGAAACTCTGATATTCAAAATCAAACTCGTTCTCATATAGCGGAACTTAATGCTTCAACAAAAGATCTTCCTTCAGATCGTTATGACAGAGAACAAATGAAACTTGATGCTGCGGCAGAGAGAAACAGGTACTCGGTAGATAATAAGCCGAAACCGTATGGGATGAATCAAGGTTGGCGAGAAGATGCCGCG